CAGACATTCCTAAAGCAAAGTCTAAAGTATCAAACTCCATTGGATAAGCAGTAGTTGTACTAGCTATTGTCTGATCGCTTAAATCTTGAAACGACCCATAAGGCACATAACTAGCAGAAGCCGTCATGCTTATTGGGGTAAGGGTTACTACTGAGTCTACGCCAATTCTAGCGTCTGTAATTGTTGTAGTTGTTGCACCGGCTGTAGCTAATGTAACAGATCCAGTATTGTTGGTTTTACCATCCATAATGCCATTGACGATTTCAGCGACTGCTCGCTGATCTCCACCAAACGGAGGTAATCGTCTAAACATTATCTAGTCCCTAAACCATTTAATTCAATATCTGCCCCAACAACTGAAGTCCAGCTACCTGTAGGTGTTAATTGTAGACGATGATAGCGACCTACGCTACGGATACTTACTCTGTTTTCGGCATCAGCAGCCGTCTGAGTTCCATAGGATATAGCTTCATTTAGCAGTCTACGGGATTCAACTGCCACGCTTGCAGAGCCATTATCTACTATTGGCTTTACCATCGTAATAGCTGATGTTGCGCCTGGCACTTCGACATCTCCAGTTTCTAAATACGCTGTTGCATTAGCACCTGTAAATGTAACGATCTTAGCGCCATTAACGCCAGCTAATTGCAGTTTTCCGCCAAGCCATAAACGGCTGTCAAAAGAAGTCAAAATAGTGTCTAAATTGCCGTAAACATCTAAGCCCTCTAAGGTTACTGCTGGGGTAGAGGTGCTTGCAATGCGATCAGCAGTAGTTGTGCCGCTAGTCCATCTTTGGGTTTTAAAATTGTAGATTAGTAAACTATCTACAGTTGCCGAGTTATTAGAGGCATAAGCCCAGATAATTAGCTTCTTGGCTGGGTCTACAGCAGCAGACATAAGATACAAAGTGGCTTCGTCTACATTATCAAAGAAGAAACGATTTACCTTTTCATCTCCAATAGGCACTACATTCTGACCGTCACAAGCATAAAATCCATCATCCGCTAAGAAAAAGCTAGTTCCACCGTACTGAATAAGGGAGTTTTGCTCATAGCAGCCTAAGTTACGGCTAATATTGTCAAACTGGAATACCAATGGGCTACCAACATACGACATACGGTGAATGGCTCTATCCATAAAGACTAAGCCAAACTCACCGCCTGTAACACCAACGACTGTGCCGCCATCAGGAATATCTTGAAAATCAGCTTGAGTTGTTGCGCTTGCAGTCCAGTTAGACTCATCACCTAAAGCAGACCATTGGACTCTATTAGGGTAATCTGTTTGCACATTGCCGGAAACTACAAAATCACGCACTACCGTTACATATTTGGATGCTGGAGCATCTGCCGCTAGGTCAGCAAATAATGTAGAAGAATTAACATTAAACCCTTGTAATTTAGCCTGCCCGTTTGCTGCAATAACAACATTACCAAATTGAGTAAATCTCCATCTATCGCTGGATGTAGTTGTATAACCGCCAGACTTAGATACATTATCTAACGACAAATCAGCACTATCTAGTTTAAATAGCTTAGTATCTCCACCCGCAAACACCAAAGTAGCGCCTAGCGTTGTTTTGGCTGCGACTACATTGTTTAGGTTTTCTGAGGCTGCCGCAGAGTAATCTACTACGGTAGGTAGCGCCCCATACCCAACTAGCTTTGCATAGACATTTTCTGCCCTTTGCAGGCCATTAGTCAGTCCTGGCTGGTCGGGAGTCCACTCACCGAACGAAAGTCTACTTATTGCCATTGTGTTGTTCCAGTTGTGTTATCTGTCCAAGTGCTGCTATTGATACTAACATCTGTCCAAGTATTGCTTGCGGCTGATACATCAGTCCAATTACTACTTGTTATTGAATCTAAACTCCATGTATCAGAAGTTGGCGTATCTAATGTCCATTCTTCGCCAATAATATAGCCTTTGCCGACTAACAGCGCTAGGCCATTAATTGCGCCATTGCCTTGGAATATTGCATTACCAACAGCAGAAACAGTTGCCAATGCTGTTATAGATATACTAGCGCCTGCTATGTAGTTTCCAGTTCCACTACTTGTTGCTGTTCCGTTTATAGATGATGTAGCTAAACGCTGTCTAATTCCACCACCAGTTACAGAAGCATCAGCAGATATAGAGCTTTCTGCTAAACGCTGTCGTATTCCTGCGCCACTTATTGTTGCGCTTGCACTAATTGAAGCGGTACTAAATGTTATCTTTGTTGCAAATCCAGATATTGTTGCTGTTCCAACAATAGAGCCACTAGCTTCAGTAGCTAAAACATCTCCTATACAGTAATCGTATTCCCAATAACCATATACGACATATTGATCAGCAAAAGCCACTAGCAGTCCTCTGCGCCAGCGTAATCGCTAAAAGTCTTTAATACTGCGTAGATTGCAGGGATTAAATCACCTTGTAAATCTTCCATAGCGATGTAATGTGCGTTTTCTTTAACGGTAGCCATGTTGCCCTGCCTAGCATCTTCGTTGTAATAGATTGCAACTTGAACTTGGATTTGGTCTTTTGTACCAAAGAAGTTTGTGATTCGTGCGTAGGCTTCAGGAGCTGGTACTCCAAATTGGGTTTCAACTGCTAGTTTTAGTGCCATGTAAATCTCCTTAGAAAGTCATTTCGGTTGTGCGAATCTGCGCAACAGTACGAATAGTCGTACTAGCCTGTCCAGTAAAGGTAACTCGTAATCCACCGTTAGTCGTATCGGCTGTAACTGCAATAGTCCAAGTTGCTGCGCCTGCATCACCGTGGGTAGACATTACTGTAACTCCAACAAGGGTAGTAGATGCAGCGTTAGCACCTCGTTTGATAACACCCTCAATAGTCCAGCCTTTAGTGTTACCACCGCCAGTAACTCCTGATATAACCTCGCCACGGAAGAAGTAAGCAGAGTTATTAGGTAGTATTACTTGGTTTGTTGTTCCTGCGGCAGATGTATTGGAGCAAAGAGCAGTAGGTGTGGCGTCTGTGGTTTGAACCGCAAGAACTAATACTGCTGATTGAGAAACGCCACTAACAACCGCAATTGGATTTGAACTAGCTGGCAAAACTGCATTACCAACAATTGACCTTGCTGTTCCTGAATACCCTCCTAAAACAGATGCGCCATTTGCATTAGCTAAATTTCCAAATCCTCCTAATACTGAACTAAATGCGCTTGAAGCTGTATTGCTGTTACCGCTACCTATAAACGATGATGAACCTGAAGCCGTGTTTCCTGTTGCTGGAATGCCTCCTGAATTTAAACCGCCACCAACAACTACTGAGCCGTTTCCACTAGCCACATTCTTAAATCCACCACCAACAAAACTCCAATCCCCACTAGCCACATTCCTATTGGCCGCAGTACCAGCATCACCACCACCACCGATAAATGAATAACTACCTGTAGCTTGGTTATTACCACCGCCTACTACTACTCCATGAGGAGTAAAGAAAGATAAAGTGCTTGTAGATGAACCTGATGCGGCTTGGGAAAGGGTAAGGCTTGTTCCTGATATGGCGGCTACATAGGTGTTATTAGCTATGCTTGTACCACTAATAAATTGACCAACTTTAATGTTGGCATTACTTCCACTTAAAGTTACGGCAGTAGTAGCGTTCATTGTTCCTGACTGCGTGGTTACTGTTGAATTTGAAGTTGTAGAGTTTGTTTGCCCACCACCAACAAATCCGTAATAACCACTAGCAACATTACTTGCACCACCCACAGAACTTGAAAATAAACCACTAGCAGTATTAGCGTTTCCACCACCTACAAAAGAATCTTGTGCTGTTGAATTATTATTTCTACCACCAGCAATCGTTGTGCCGTTAGATGTAGATGCAGTATTGTTTGCACCGCCACCAATTACAGAAAAACCGCTTGAAGCCACTTGTGTTGCGCTTGCCCTACTTGTCTGCCAATCAACAGCATTAGCACCCCTAGCATTACCACCTGCTGTAGTAGATGTAGTAGCTTGTGCTTGTAATGCGCCTGTTCCTGCTGGTTGTAGATATAGCGCACCATTAGACTGTAATCCAATCTCAGATACTCCTGAGAATGATAGAGTAGGAGTTCCGTAAACTGCGGTTGTGGTTGTGGGGATGTAGGTGTTAGCGGTTGAGCCAATCTCAATTTGAGAACCATACAAATAAATAGATTTACTTGTGCCAGAATAAGTAGAAATTGAGTCAGATTCAGCAAGACCAACAGCAAGACTATCAGAAGTAACCGCAGTAGTATAAGTTGCAATACACCTATACCAGCCATTTCCTGCATTAGAAATAGACGCTGTAATACCGCTATCTGTTGTTCCAACAGTACCAGTAGATAAATTAAAAACTACAGTTTTGTTAGAAGATGCCCACCTTAAATACAAATAACCAGCAGTATTATTTTTACCATAACAACTAAATGTATATGTAATTCCACTTACAGAAGTAAATACTTGTTGTATTTGATGCCTTGCTACTGTTGCATCATTGGTAATAATCCAAGCGTTAGAACCGCCATTAGGGTCTGTTGTTGCTACTGTTGTTGTAATAGTTGCAGATGTTGTTGCCCAAGGAGAAGTTGTTAAAGTGTTTGATTGCAGTATTAAATTCTGCCCCGTACCCCGTAACACTCCTGTCTCTCCTGAAAGGGTAGTAGCATTAACAGTAGATGGGGTAGTAGCACCAATGGTAGTGCCATTGATTGTGCCGCCTGTGATGGCAGCAGATGTTTTCTCTACTTTATCTGTATTTAGGTTTGTAAAGTTAGCATCTACTTCCACATGAGTAAGCGGACTCCCTTTACCACTTCTAGTAACTATTGTTGACATATTAGGCCAATGTTACAGAAACAGCACTAATAGCGAACTTAAACACATCGCCCGTGTCTATTACTTTGCTGGCTGTCAAAGCCCCATGATAAAGCAGGTTTCCGCTTGTAGAAGCGTCTAAGATTCCGAAATGGGTAATTGTTCCCCAGCTTGTAGTTGCTTGGTCAAACTCTACCGCAGCGCTATTGACTGATACGCCATTGCTAGGTGCGCCAAAAGTAATGGCTTTTCGGCTATACGATCCACCAGTACATTCTGCGCCTGATCCAGCATCCGTAGGATCAGCAGTAAATAAGCCAACATAAACGGTGGCTGGTGATGAATAAGCCGTATTTCTAAGCGTAGCGTTAATTAAGGCATTTTCTAGGTAATTGGATAAAGCGGCCATAATCTGTCCTATCGTGAGGTAAGTTTCATTTGTAATGGAATACCCGAATACTCACCGCCTTGGTCTGCATCGGAAATGTTTTTAATAGCTCTATCGTATAGAGTTGCCCAGGTATTAGACCTTGCATCGTTGATAAGGTAAGGCTCTGCCTCTATCAATGAGCCATACAGCAGGGCGTCGGGATAATTGGCTAGGAATACATTAGAGGCTGTTGTACTAGACAGCACAGTCGGCTTTGCATAGTACAGAATCTCTAGCGTATAAACTGTGTCAGGCTTTGGGGCAAACTGAAACTCTGAGGCAAGTACGGTATAAAAGACTGGTAAGCCAGACTCATCTGCCCTAGCATCTCTTGTGAAGGCGCTAGGTGACAGATAGGTTACTGGCATCCGAGGGTTTCCCTGTACGAATAAGTCACGAATCTCTAAGAAGTCGGTAGGCAGGGCCACTCGTGCATCTGCCGCAACTGTAGGCGCTGTAGCCGACTTTAGCATTAAGCGAGTACGCAACTCTCTTGCCAGGCGTGTTTCTGCAAAACGAATAAAGTCTGGAATTACTGAGGTTAAATCACTTCGCCCTAAGTAGCTTGCAACTGAAGCCTGCAAGTCCGTGTAGTTTGTATACGCCATATTTAGTCCTTAATGTCATCCCACCCATAGGTGTATGAACCGACATGGCCTATCTCCATAGATAAGTCATGGTCTACCCATGTTTCTATTCCTGCATCTTTTGCTTTTATACAAAAGTAAATATCTTCGCCTAACAACTTGCCTTTTGATAACTGCTCAAAGTAAAAATACGGTTGTGGAATATTTTTTAGGCATGAGGTCTTAATCAACATCACGCCACATCCAATCGCATCTACCTTGCCAATTCCCTTTTTTTTATTGGAAAAGACTTCTAGCCAATCTACGCTGCCATCTTCGTTGATCTGAATATTCCTAGCTGTGGGCTTAGGCGGCATCATTCTAGTAGTAGCGTTTACGCCTATTATATCTTTGTTATGTGCTAAAAGGCGCTCTAATGTAGTCTTAGGAAAGCGCATATCTGCATCTATAAACAGGATGTAGTCGCACTTTTCCTCTACTGCTGTACGCACCAAGCTATTGCGCTGGTCAAATATCAGCGTACCCTGCGAGGTATATACATTTAAATCTATATTCTTTTTGGAAGCCATATAGGCTGCCATCATTGTCAGGTCAAATGCGGTTGTAACCTCCATCTGCCCTCTTGCCGGAATACAGATAGCGACTCTCATACATTGCCCCCACGAGTGCGGAATACCCTGTTATCGGGGTTATTTAGCCATTTAGCCATCGCTTTAGGATCAACAATATGATAGCCACGCATAATGCCTAGCTTGTTTAAATCTTCAATTACCAATGGCGGCAGTTCCGCTATCTTGTTTCTTGGGTCTAGCGGCTGATCGCCCCAGCCCGTCTTTTCACTACGCTGATTAAACTGTTGTTTTGTATGTTCTACAAAAGCAGTCATATCCGTTTCTGAATGAATAATAAGGCCACCATCACCGTCGGCGTGGGCTGTCTTTATTATTCCATCAACACTACCTAAATTACCTCGTTTACCGAGATCAGACATTTATATCTCCTAGAAAGGGGGCGAGTTTCCCCGCCCCCTATTCTACATTACTACTAGGCGGTTAAGTCAAATGCACCACCGTGTGCTGCTTCATTGCGAACTTCTAGGGTCAATTCGGCCAAGATTTGTGTCTTGTCGCTATCGCCAGCTTTTGCGAGTTCATTCGTTTGGAATGGGCGCAGGTAAGCCAATGCGGCGTACTCAGGATCGAGTACGAGTGCATCACGGGTACGCATGAAACGGTTAGGAACGATCTGCAATACACCAAAGTCGGACTGATACAAGTCAGCGCCGGCTAGAATGGTTGCTTGACCGCTTGTTGGCACTTGATAACGCTGGGCAGCAAGACCGGCAAAGCCTGAAACAACTTGCTTGAGAGCTGGGCTAACAAACAAAGCTGAAGGCGTACCGCCTGAAACGAACACTTTAGAGATTACATCTTTGAGGATGGCTTCTGTGAAAGTGCGGGTTGTGCCGTCTGTACGGGTAGAAACACCGATAGTCGTAGGATCAACGCCAGTTACGGATGTACCGTTCTTGCTGGTGTTGGTCTTGATGTACGACAAGAGCGAACCCATCTTACGGGCTGTGGAGTTGCTTGAGCCTACTGCTTGACCTTGATTAGCGGTGATGATGGTTTCAATATCACGCTTGATTTCAGCAGATGCCTTAGCCAACTGATAAGCCTTCTCAGACTTACGGCCAGCCTTGTCAACAGCTTCCAAAGTACCCGAAACCTGAATGGTTTTACCCACGATTTGTGTGTAGTTACCAATACGGGTTGTTGGGCTAAGGTCAGCAGCAGCAGCGTCTGCACCTTCTACCAATGCGTTGGCAGTAGTAGATGCTGCGAGGCTGTCAGTCTGCCACTCATGGTAAACACCAGTAGCTTTGGTCTTGCCAATCGATGACATGATTGGGGTGTCGGTTGGGGAAATGTTATAAATAACATCGGAGAGATCTTCACGAGCGCCAATGGCCTCGTAGCGATTATAAATAGCCATGATTTAATTCCTTTAAATTATAAAAATCGTTCAAATAACCTTGCAGCGTCTTTTTTATTGCCGGATTGGCGTAGACGCTCAAAGTCTTTCTTTTTTGCTTCTTGCTCGGAACTCTTAGGGTTAGATGTTCCTGGCTTCAATGTCTTTGGTGCTGACTGCACTTTCTTATGTGCGCCTGGCTTCCCAGCCACTAGCTTGTCATACATCATCGACTTATAGAGCGCTGACACAGCACGGCTATCGTAAACTTGGCTTAGTTCTTGATCCGTAAATCCAATAGACTTAGCATAAGACCGAATATCCCTACGGATTACCTCGGCTTTAGCATCATCCTTAAACTCAGGAATCATCTCAACTAGCTTTTGTTGCTCTTGCTGAATATGCGATTGCAATACTTGGGCCTGTTGTTGGGCTTGTTCTTGCTGTACTCGCTGGCGTTCAGCTTGGATAGCGCTAAGTTGCTTTTCCTTCTCACTACGCTCTGCTATGGCGATTGCATAGGCAATTGGGTCATTCTCTTTGAGTTCCGCTAAGTTCTCAGTTCCCTTTTGCTGTTCAAGCAACTGCTCAATAACTTGGAGTCGTTGTGCATAGGTATCACGCACCTTGGCTGTTTCCTCAATCTTACTGCGCTCTGCCTCTATGGCCTTGCGCTGTTCCGCTAAAGATTGAGTCTTTTTCTGATAATCGGCAGTTCGACTGTATCCGTTCAAAAGTTCATCAAGGCTTACCTCCAGTTCCTCACCGTTAGCTTTCACTCGGTATTTGGGAGATTCCTCTACTGCTTCTTCTTCGTATTCAGTTTCTTCCGCATTTAAATCCGATTGCTCGAACTCGCCCTCCTCCGCATACTCCTCAGATTCAGACTCTGCACGAATTTCTGGGTCAGCTTGCGCTTCCTCGTTTCGTGGTTCAAGAATAGACATAAATGCGTTAGCCGCACCGTTTACAGATGTATCTACACTCCCTGATGGGTTGGTGTTGTCGCTCATGTTGTTTACCTTTTAGGTAGTTAAAAAAACCGTATACGCCTCTTATCAATTTCGCTTTGTTGCACGAGTGATTGTAATGACGCTTCAAATTCTTCGATTGCTCTCAGCTTTACTAAGGCTCGTTCTCTGCCTTCTACATCTTCTTCTGCTGATCCAAATATGTAAGACTTGTACAAGTCCTTTTGAGCGTTTACTAGCTCCATAAAGAACTCATCCATCAAGTAGTTGTTAGCTCTTTCCGCTTTGTTCATTGCATCCCTTTAGCTACCATCTCAGCCGTCTTTAACTGTGTTTCTGCTTGAAACTGTGCAGTCTTTAGCTCTAACTGTGCCGCAGCCTTCTCACGCTCTAGCTGGATCTCAGCAATAGCCTTCTCTCTAGCCAACTGAATGTCTGCTTGTGCCTTGAGTTGGTCTGCTTCAATCTTGGCTTGGATCTTGGCTTGATCACCAGCAATCTGAGCCTGTACCTGTTGCATATAAGCCATGACTGCTGGGTCTTGCTGTGGCTGTTGTGGAGGAGGATTAGACAGCATCTGATCCATCTCAGGGGTAATCTCTTTAAAGAACTCGGTAGAGTCGTTAAACCCTGCTGCCTCAATAAATCGACCTAATGTTTCCCGATACTGAGCTACAGATACCAATGGGTTAGCTGGGCCTTGCGTCTGCAAGATCTGTTCTTGCTTCTGCAATACCATAGCTGCCATAGCCATCTGCTGATCTTTGTTGCCAGTACCTAAGCCCACATTAACTTCCATATCGTAGTTGTTTGACCACTCCCTAGGATCAATAGAGATGTACTTGCCACGCAGACGGATAACCCTTGCTTTGTCCTGGTACTTGCAGAGTAAGTGGAAAATCCCTGTAAACAAGTCCTTAACACCAGTATCAGCAAAGATACGAGCAATCATCTCAATACGGCCTGCGCCAGTCTGTTGCATTGCCGCAATAGCGGTAGCCGTTGTGTTCTGCAAAATGCTTGGATCTAACACTTGACCAGCCTGTGCAACGCCTGAGCGCTTCTGCATTACTGAGTCTAAATACTCTAGCATTGGGAACGACTGTGCTGCGGTTGCTGGTACGGTCAAGGCTTGTACTGCGCCCTGCGACTTCATGCGTACTACTCCATTAGGAGCAACGGTTAAGAGGTCATCCATGTTTACTTGGCCATCAATAGCCGTCATACGAGGCATATTGGTCAGGTACATATTGTCCAAAATCTGACGAGTAATCGTAGACTTAATCAATTGAATGTCCATGCTACGGTCTGCCAAGCTCTGCCCAAAGAACTTATGGGGCATTGGGATTGGGCAAATACTAGCAAAAGGAATATGGTCTACTTCCTCGTTGTCTAGGATCTCTGAGCCAGCATAGGTAATCTTACGCAACTCGGCAATGCCATCCTCATCGTAATCGGTGCGGATATAGCACTCAAACACCTCAATGTCTTGCATCGAGAAGTCTAGAGATTGTGTTTCATCCGGCATCTCGCCACGATCAAATCGAGCAATGCGCTCAGGCGTGTAAGTCAGGTCTGAGTACGCAGGCAGGTTATCCACAATATCTTTATCGTAGCCAGCAGCAATCAAGTCAGAGCGAGTCATGTTAAGGCGATGGGCTACAAAGCGAGCATCTTTAATCGTTTTATCACGCTTGGAGATCAAGAACTCTTCTGGCGGTACATTGGCAATCTTTACTCGGCCAGACTCTTTCTTTTTCATTACCACTACATCGTAGGAGTAAGTCGCTGGAATCAGCATCCCAGTCATAGGGTCTAGCGTTTCGGGTGTTACTTCCTTCATGTCTTGGCTGACCAACTCCATAGTGTTGTCAGAAAACAACAGTTGGAACTCCTCTGCCGACAGGTCTTTGTACTTCTCTTTTGTAGGATCTGCGCTATCTTCCCACCAGTATTTGACGATACCGTTCTTTTGCAACAGAGCGTCTTTAAACCAGTTGTGCATCAGGATTACGCCATCATTGTCTTGGAAAAAGACTAGATTGCAGTATTCCGTAGCTTGTTTAGCGCCTTCCTCATCGCCTGGGCCTTTAGGCTCAAAGCGACATAACTCGTCTGACTGGGTAAAGATACGCAACAGTTGTGGCAACGCACCATCTACTACCTCGGCTACTTCACCAGTAACAATGGATGAGCGGCCTTCTACCTCGTTGCCGTATGGCTCACGGTTGTAGTAAAGCAGGGCCTTTCTACGAGCATCGGTTGTTTCGGTTTCTACAAATCCGATTGAGTTATCAATCTCGGACTCTAGAATACCTTTTAGCTTGTTGTCATCCATATTTAAACTATCCACTTTGCGTTAATCTTTAATGGCCTGTCCCACATATCGGGCTTCTCATCCAGTCCTACGGCAACATATCTCCATGCGTCTGC